TTTCGCCAGACCCGTTGCTTCCTGCTGATGCGTCGGGTTCTTGGATAACTCGAACAGGAGAGGAGTCTGCCGATATGTCGAGTGATGTGATTCAGTTGATTGAGGATGAGAATGATACTCCTCCGTATGCCAATCAATCTGATGTTGCCCTTCCAGCTACTTATGTTGGTAATGGGCAGAGCGCTATTCGAGGTATTATGGTAGACCGTGGTGTTACTGGAACAACTGGTCGACCAATCAATTTGAATGGAGGATTATTTCCTTTGGGTTTGATTGCATTTACTACTGATGCTCTTGCGGGATTCAAAGTCAGGGTTCACATGACCCGTGGAGAGTATAAGGGAGTGGCTGCTAAGTCTATGGGGTCGTTCCGATGACTATCGATGGCCCCGTTCCAGATAAGGCGGTTACTGCCGCGAAGGTTGCCCAAATTGGGCAGTTGATTAAGGACAATCAGATTTTGACTGCAGTGATTGTATTCATTTTGTGGCAGGCAGGTGCCCTGGCTAATGCAGCTGCATTTGTTGGAGGTGTATGTTGATGGCGAAGTATAAGTATGGAAAGAAGTTCAAGGCAAAGAAAGGTAGGCACAAGGGTAAGTTAGTGCAATACCGCTACACTGGTGGTCGTAAGAACACTAAGACAATGGTCAGGGCGAAGCGATGACCCATTGGTCAAACCGCACTGGTTGGGGTTTACTCATAGCTAGTTATCTTGTTCAAGCTGCTATGATTGCTTGGGGTCCTCCCCCCGTTAAAGCCGCTGGGGTTTGGTTTGCAGTGCAGACTGGTATGGATCCATTTATTTATTCTGTAGGAGCATGGCTTGGATCAGGTATTGGTCATGGAAATGATCCGCCTTCGAAGGTTGATGTTTTTACTGGTTTGGTTTCTAAATTTCAAGAGGATGAATGTGATCCATTTCATCCTGATTGGGCTCAGAGGTGTATTGGTTCACCATCTCCGTTTTAGGGACTTGATGCACCCCTGTTTGCCTTCCCCAACGCATCATCTTTCATTCGCTCCCCTCGATGCGCGCAGATTCTGCGCGTAGATGGCGCGTCAGCGCTCGGACATCGAGGTTCGAGGATTCCTCGGAGGGAGCAGGCTGCTACCACTTGCCTATCTTGCAGGATTTCCAGTGGGCTGCTTTGGTGATGTATTTCGTTAGGTAATTCATGCAGGCTCTTCTGCCACAACCCTTTCGGGTTTCACCTTTGACAATGTATTCTCTCTGGTAGTCTTTGACTGCTCGGACATCTACGATGCCGCCCCATTCTTCTTTGAAGCGGGAATCTTCTTGGTAATCGACTCCTACTCCGTCGATTTCCATTACTCCTAGTGTTGGTTTGTTGTCTAGGTATTTGCTTACGATTATTGAGTGTGTGTGGAAATGCAGCTGTATTCCTGCAGGAGCATATCCTTTCCAGATTATCTTCTGGACACATTCAGGCCAATATCTTCCTAGGGCGTTCCTCGAGATCCACCACTTGTTTTGGTATCTCCAGTTGCGCCAGTGTTTGAGACACTTTGTTTTGTGAGCATCCATGATTGATGCTAGGTCTCCACACTGTTCGAATGGAACGAGTTTAGTCCATTTCGGGTGTGTTTTGGTAACGAAGCGTAGATGTTCTATTCCTTCGTTCATTCGTAGTTCATCTAGTTGTATGAATGTCTTACCAGCACGATTCCACTTCTTAGCTGCTGCTCTGTGCTTCTTGCAGCGCTTGTGGATGAATTTTTCATAACCATCTGCTAAGAGGTCTTTCTCGTTGTAGTATTCGCTCTCTGCGTATGCCATCAGATGGGTCTTGTCTACGGGTGGTAGCCATACCCACTCGCAGTGTTCACAAGTGAAGCCCCACCGGCGCTTCTCTACTTTACTTGTTACAGGACCCGTAGGCGTCTTACTCGATTTATCGAGCGCCTGTTGGGCTACAACGGCCCAACTCGGGTTCTGAGTCATGATTCGTTGTGAATCATGACAGGTCTAAAAGAACCGTAGGTATATTATTAGGCCGTATCCTTACTTTAGTTCTTTATGGCGCATCCACAACTGAACATCACTACTCTTGATTTTTCATCTGGTGAACAAGGTATATTTGTGATTGACTGCGCCAAATCACTTTCTTTATACAACAGGCGGTCGTATAGATCTGGCTATGTTTATTCTATTGACTACATCGAGTTTATCGCTGGCCAGAATGAAAGTATTTCTATCGCTAAGTTGCCTACAACGTATTCGTTGCTTGGTGCTTATCGATTGGGTTATGGTATGTGGAGGCAGCAGCGCGCCGACACAATCGAGACCACAGGCATTGAGCCCGGTAAGTGGTCGGACTTCAAGCCGTGGTATTCTGAGGAGCATCTTGATGCGTCTTGGACTGAGTTGCACCCCCGGGGTATGGGTGCTGGTTTGGTTTTGCAGCCTTTGGATCAGACTGGTTCCGAGTGGAACCGTGCAGAGTTGGTTATTCATGACCTCGCTGCAGCTACAACATCCACAATCAATGTAGGTATGTTGGGTAATAGTAATCTTCCATATGGTTCTTTGATGGATGCCTATGGGGATACTCGAGTTGCGACACTTTCGCCAGACCCGTTGCTTCCTGCTGATGCGTCGGGTTCTTGGATAACTCGAACAGGAGAGGAGTCTGCCGATATGT